ATCCTGTGATAAGGTAGCTGTAAAGTCTAAAGGTTGGTTAGTAAAGAACAAATCATTAGCACCGTTCAAAGCATAGGTACCTGGAAAGTAGCTAGGAAATTCGGGCCATCTAATTGCACCGTTAAAAACATAGTTGTTTAAGTCAGTAGCTATATCTCTAGTGATTGTTTTGCGATTGTCTGCATAAGTTACAGCACCATCTATATTCGCATTGGTTACAGCGGACCACGAGCTATTCACTACAAAGTTAGCACCCGTTGCACTGAGTACAGTAAACAAGCCTTCAAGCTGTGGGTTCGCTACACCTAAATCTACCTGTGCAATTACTACTTGAGAACCAACTGTAAAAGTGTTAGCTACATTTATTTGCACATTAGTACCTGAGGCAGTCAAAGCTGAAGTGTAAGATGTAGAGGTCAAATACTCCTCACCTACTTTAACATCGTACTTGTAGTATGAGTTCACTGCAGTGTATGCAACAGGTGCAGTTTCTTTTAGGTTAAATGTAACCTTTGCCTGTAGCAATTTCGTTAAATCAATTATGCCGTTACCTGTAGAGAATTCAGGCAGTACTCTATACTCAGCTATTTTGTTTGCCGTTCCACTCTCATAGATATCATAGATATATTTAAAACCTAAGTTATTAGAGTTGGTAGAATTGTAAATGAATTTAATAGGGTTGTATGCAGGTGTAAACGAATACGGCTCTGCTATCTTTGTTATGGCCATTGATTGGGTTTTACTATATTAAGCTATTGTGCTTTCGTGTTTCTAAAGGATTGCATCGCTACCTGGTAAGCTTGCTCTAACATTATCAAATGCTGTTGCACCCTCATAGGATTGTTGAATACTATATGCACTTGCTTACCCGTCTTATGGTGTATGTAAGCTTGCACTACTTGAACCTTATGTTGTATATCAGAATGCATAGTAAGAATCCTCGGTGTAGTACTCCTGTCTAATGTGAGTAGTTGCATATCTTACCGCATCCATTGCATCGTCAAAAAGTTTGACAGGCTCATCAGTTATGAAATCTCCTATCTTCTTCCACTTGTAATTTTCGTATTCTCTTTTAATTGGCTTACTATCCTCACACCATACCCCGAAGCTCTTTACATTATCAATACCTTTCTTCACTACCTTGTTAGCGTTCTGTACATCGTAGCCGCTATTGTTCAGCTCTTTGATTATTTCTGGACGCGAGTAGTCGGCTAAGACTGTTATATGCTTTTCAATCTCTAGGCTATTCATACGCTCAATTAGTAGAGTAGTAGTCAAGTAGCTTTCATAGATAACAGGTTCTATGTAGATGTCGTTGTCACACCAATAGACCCGCACTAAAGCGGTAGGATGGTTATACCCAAAATCTAATCCATATACGAAGTTAACAAACCTTGCCGGCCTGTGCTGAATAAATGTCCACTGAGAATAGATATTCGATTTGCTTGTCGCCTTTTCACCTAATGCATAGATTTGGTAGAGAGCTTCATCGGTTCGTTTAAGGTCCTCAATTTGTTTCTTAATACTTTCGGGTAGGAATGGGTTGTCTTTGTATGTTGACTTGATTAGTATGCTCTCATCTTTTGGTAGCTCGTATAACCAACTTGCACTATCACTAGGGTTGTAGTCAAATATTAACTTAGACTCAGTACGCATATTCAATTGTGTGAAATCATCGAAGTATAATTCATTGGCTTCATTACACCAGGCTAAATCTCTTTTGCGTCCCCTTATCTTCTGCTCATCGTCTACACTAAAGAATTCAACTATTGACCCATTACCAAAGCTATAGATATGCTCACTCTTATTGTGGGCTTCCTGGCTATACAGTTCGGTTTCTTTGAGTATCTCTATGAAGTCACGCATTACCGTTGCCCTCAATGCAGGGAAAGTCTTACGAATAATTGACACTACCTTATTGGGGTTCTGCAAGCAATACACTATAACCAACTGACAAAGGCTGTAAGTCTTCGAGCTTCTACTACCCCCCTCATTAATTATAAACCGCCTGTCACCTTCTAAAGCTTCGTGGTTCTTCTGAAATATTACGGTGCTCTTTATCTCCATACCCAAAGCAAGGTAAGTTACCCCTACCCCTATTACTCTATTTATATATTATTATATATTTTTTTTAAATTTTGAAAATAAGAGTATAAGTACCCCTACTCAGTTGGCTTCACAATTGTAACGGTGATACTGCCTATCTTATCATTTTGTGAGGTTACATCTGTTTGCTCTTTTAAAGCGTTTAGACGCTGTGTAATTGATGGATTGTATTGTCCTACCATACCACCTTCGATTTGGTCTCTGCGTATCTCTTTCTTTATGTGCGAGCAGACTGTCCTGTACTCCGAATATCTACCATCTGTATTATCGAAATAATGGTGTACATCTGAGTAATCTTTAAAGGCCCAAACTTCAAACCCTTCAATAGTTAAAGGTACTCGTAATGGTTCAGGCACCATCTCAGCAGTCTTTTGAGAAAGTACATATTTTGTCCTAGGATTGTTTGCTACATAGGTCTTATACTCTTCAAACATTTGCATAAGCTTTTCGGGTGTCTCAATCAATTTGGGTCTCATCTTGCTTTACCGATTAAAGTATCTATTTCTTTTTGTAATGCTTTTACTTTCTCCTGGTTAATTTCTTCAGGTGTCAATGTATCAAATAGGTTAATTGTGATTAATCCGTCTTTTAATAGCACTTCAAATTTAGAAGCTCTTGAGGACATTAACTCATTTAATAAGACTGTATCATTTTCAGCATTTAAATATAAGTCTAAAGTACTTTCGTTACTCCTTAGATTAATTTCGCTATCTATTTTTATTTCAGTTATTCTCATCTTCTTCTTTAGTTTTCTTTGGTTTCTTTGTCTCTTCTACTCCTACATAAGCTACGGCTTTTACCTCTTCAAAGATATAGCCTAATCCTATTGAGGTTACATAAGCGTAACGCTCAGGTGTTATCTCATCTATTACTATCTTAAGGTCACCGTACTGTGATTGTTTGATAATTGTCTTACCAATAAATTCACTCTTGATTTTTGTTTTCATATTCATCTACTATTAAAAATGTGTAATACATACATACCCAAACACCTGCACACCTGGCGGCCCATTGGTAATCTAAAGCTATTAATGCAATACCTGCAGAAAATGCTACAAGTAAAGATAGGGTGCTGAGTACTTGACTAATCTTCATAACTATATTGTAATTCGTTTAATTCGTGTTTCAAATCCTTTATAATGTAGTGAGCTGAGGTTGTAGTAATATCGAAATACTTTGCCATGCTTCTAGCTGTATTATATCCTTTATCAATGTAAGCTTCAAATATTGTCTTTTGTATGCTGTCCTTTATTCGTTGCCTGTATATTTCTATTACAGCCTTTTGTAAGTTGTAAGTTTTGTCAGCTAATATCTTAGCATCTAAATCTGTAGTATCTTCTGCAGTATCTTTGTCAACTATGAACGGCATTGAATTTATCCTATCGTGCCTGTTTGATAGTGAAGATGTCCATATCACCTGGTACTTAATTGTATTAAATAAATAGCTCTTTGTCTTTTCAACGGTTGGTAATGGGTCGTTAATGTTTACCACATGAATATAAGAATTGTTTATAACGGTGTCAGCATCTATAAAAGATTTAAAACGCACAAGGAAGTAGTTAGTGTAAGTCCTAACCTCAGCGTAATTCTCAGTTATGTATTTATCAAGTATTGCTTTCATACCATAATTTAAAACCTTTAAACCAAATTTTTCGTCTTACACTAGAGCAGAAACAATCCTTTTCTTTTACGCCTGTATACTTTTCTTTTATCTTAGCTAATTTGTTTAGATTAACCTTTGCGGTCCTAACAAGTTCCTCAGTTTCAAATATAGACGCTATTAAGTCTATTTCAGTTTGTTCAAACATAAATCTAAAATTAAGGTAATTAAAGCAGCAAAGCAGGCAAAGCTAAAATCTAATGTAATAAATATAGTTAACCAAAAGCTCCAACACTTCCAACACCCTAAAGCTGCGTGTGTAAAGACGGTTAAACTATCTACAGGTAACTTAGCAAATATTGCATCTATTGCTAATTGTAATGGCTCAAAGTTAACTAACCACCAAGCCATTGATATAATCAATATTAGTTCCATAGTGTAAATATATAATTAATTTTAATATAAACGCTTTAAAATAAAAAACCCCTAATTAAAGGGGCTTATTATATTCATTCGGTAAATGTACTTATCTAACTTCTTTGCTGTTTCTAAACTTACATCTTTACCTTGCAAAAACCTGTCAATATTGTATTGGTGAAATTTCTCACCTCTTCCCTGTATTTCTTTAACTATTTGGTTTCGTGTTTTGGTCTTTAATGCTTCCCTTAGATAAGCTCGTAAACTATAATCATCTATGTACATATCAAAATGGTAAGTCATCAGCATCTAACTGAGTCACTCTAATTTGTGGCTCATCAGTTTTAATATACGGCTCACTAAAAGAAGCACTGAAATACTTTGTGCCTTTTGAAGATTCTTTAAGCCATAAAGCTACTTCCATATCTTTGCCGTTTACATTTACTTTCCCTTTGTAATCGGGGTGGTTTTCGGACTTCTTGTTATCATTTTTAAAGATAGCACCTGAATTGTTTTTTGTTTCCATTTTATATTTATTTAATTGTTACTTCAAAATGACACATAAAAAATGCAATTCTAATACACTTATCTTCAAAGTCTATTGCTATCATTGGAGTAATAGAAATTACATTCCATTCTTTATAACTGTTAATTAATTTTACTTTCATTTTTAATATTATTTAGTTGTTAGGGATAAAATTAACTGTCATAGACACTAATTGTCCATCTGTTTGTTTTGTATACTCAACTGAATCTACACTTACTAAATTGATTCCCATTAAGTTTGGGAATACATCTATGGAAATAGGACAATAAGCATTGTTCTTTACCACATCTTCAATTGTTACTTTTTTTGTTTCCATTGTTAATCGTTTTTAAGGTTTAATAAATAAGCTATTGAACAAACCCAACCCCAAACTATTGCAGGTGTGAGCAGTATTGTTAGTAAAATTATCATATCGTTTCAATTAGTTGGTTATAGTATTCTCTGCATAATTCTATTCGTGTTTTTATCTCTTCGATTACAGTCTCATCCCTGTCAACAACAAAAGTCTTAATTCGTTTTTCTTTTGGTATATGGTCAAAGTTATGCTTTGCTTCTACAAAGTTTCTTATTTCTTGGCTTTCGTCTATTGACTGCTGCTTCCAGTGTTCACGCCTTACCTCATCTTCAACTATTTCAAATGGTGTATTAATAAGGCAGTAACAAAGTAAAGAAGTTTGCTTACCTGTTAGCCACATATACCCCTGTAATTGGTAAAAGTAATCCTTATTCGGTAGCTCATCTTCAAAGAACGGAAAGGTAGTTGCATCCCAACTTGATTTAACATCTAAAAGAATATCTGTGTTTACATCGGGCGTGCCTTTAATCCAATCATTAGAAAAACTTTCTTCGTTTTTATATATGAACCCTACCTCTAAAGTGTCCATAGCTAAATTGATAGCCTCATCTTCTACGGCATTACCCTTGTCTGTGTACCTACTCCAAAACTCCTTATAGATTCCGTATTTTTCCTGTAATACAAGTTCCTGTATATAAGTCTTAGTAGTTTGTGACAGTACCTCGCTTTTTAAACGAGGCTTTGTCATTATCTTACCTAATTGGCTGCATCTTACTTTCATTTCGCAATGTGTTTAAGTTGCTCAGGTGTTAAAGCAAAATCAGTTAATAAACTTGCCATTGAATATTTACCTTGTTCAATAGATTCTAACGCCTTGTCTAATCTTTTAGCATCTATCGTTGGCTTCTTTGGTTCGTGTTTAACTTGTTCACCTGAAGCATCGGTATCTTTGTCAGTAACAAGCCCGCAAATCGAAGATAAAGCGTATCTACGAAGGTATGTTATAGCACTTCCTAATACTTGAAAGTCGTTCATACCTTTCAATTGTACATTTTGAGGTATTGCTGTTTTGCTTTCGATACTTTCACCACTTTCGCAGTGGAATAAAATAGTAATCAATTCAGTTCCGTTAATCAACTGAGTAAATCCCAATCCATTCTTTTTTAGTAATGGGTTGATAGTTTCAAAGATTTTAGGTAAATCGGCATAAGTGTAACCGTAACCTTGTGTTGCTTTGTGAATAACAGGTACCTCCTGTTGAAATTCAGCTAAACTTTTAAATAAATTTTTCATAGCGTTTTGTTTTTAAATGGTTAATTTATCGTCAAATATAATTATATTATTTTAATTGGCAATACTTTTTAGTAAATATTTTCAAAAAAAATTGTTATTGGTAGTAAAATTCCTTTACTGGTGTTGCTATCGCCGCCTTTAACATCACGATTAGTTTTAACAAATTTTCTGCATAATTCTTTTAATTTATCTGTTTTAATAAATACACAATGAAAATCAGATAAAAAATAACAGTAATAAAATGCTTCTGTTGTAGAAAGTCCTGAAGCTTTGCCTCTACTTTCATATTCAACAAAAATATTCTTTGTTTCTAATGCTCTAAAATCACGCTTAACTTCTATTTTCTTACCTAATAATTCTCCTAATTGCTTTTCGTAAACCTGTCCTATTTCTAAATCAAATTTAAAGTCGTTGTTATAAATCATTTTTTATCTTTTTTTTATAAATTTCTATTATTTCTTTTAGTTCTTCTTTTGTCCACTTCTTTACATCGTGTGCTTTAGCTTGCAGCTTCATTAACCTTTCCCCTCCTATTCTCTTTTCAATTCCTATTTGATAGTTTAACAAGTTACCTGACAAAAAAGTGTTACAGTGTTCGCACTGGAGGTGACAATTGTCTTCATTGAATCTTACAGCTGAGTGTCCTCCCTGTGAAAAATAATGGCCACAATTTTTCTTCTTTGGTGGTAAATCACAGCTAATGCAATTTAAGCCCTCATCACGCATCCGAATAAACTTATTAAATACTTGTTGAGTAATCTTTAAATAATCACTTAGTGTCGTTAAATCGGCTTTCATTTGCGTTTTTTTCTTGGTCCATTGCTTAGCGTTTTCTGTTTCAACCCAAACTTTTATACACTCAGATTTAAAGCAATACTTTTGAAGGAATTTTACAGGCTCAAATTGTTCTTTGCAGTTTTTACATTTCATACATCTTCAAATTTAGTTCTGCTTGTTTGACTTCGTATTTTAATTCAAGATTTAACCTTTCAAGCCTGTAAGATGTTTCAACTTGCATACGCAATTGTTTTTCCATCTCGTGAATAAAAGCGTAAACATCTTCCAGTTCGGTTTGGCTTTCCTGCATAGAATTTATTAAGTCTAATCTATTCGGGTGCTTCTTTATTATTTCGTCTTTTGATATTTCTATCTTAATAATATTTTTCTTAAGTATTGCTTTTTGTTTCAGTAGTTCTAAGTTCATTTTAATAAATTTTTATCTAATTTAAATTTTATGTCAATCCATTTCCGGTAAGCATCACAATCATCAAAACTATTTTCTCTTAATAATATTAAATAACTTATTACCGAAATTACAACATTACTTTTTAATCTAAGATTAAACCACTCACCTTGAAATCTCCAAGAGTCTAAGCATCTATGCAAATAATGTTCATAATTTTTATTTTCAATTATTTTTATCTTATTTACAAATGGATTTGCACATTGAATATTTCTAATTCTAGAATCAATATCTACTGTAACACCTATTTTAAATGATGTGTTATTAGATAAAAAAACAATATAAGTATTTTGTGGTTTCATAATTTAAAATGGTAAGTCGTTTAATTTCTTTTCTATCATTGTTAATTTTTGTTTTGGCCTGTGCTTTTTTAAAGGGTCAATGCCTCCAATAGTAAAGCCTAAACCTCTATTAAATTCACAAAGAACAGGTAATTCTAATTCAGTGTGCTTACCTCCAGTGTCCATGTCTTTGATTTTTTCTACACCTATCATAGTTAAAAACTTCATATCCTTATGCTTGATTAATCTATGGATTACAAACATATCATCACACCTGTTTAAAAATGCTTTACCTCCTTCAATGTGGTCCTTTAATGGTGGTTTAAGGTGTCCCTTCCAATGGTGCTGCTCAGGGTATAGATTACCACTTCTACCACTTTCACTATTAGGGTGCGTGTTTATGTAGATTGTTTTTCCTGTATTGTTTACAAATTGACGAGCCATATTTAAAAACTTGTAGTTACCTTCATAAGTCATGTCTCTATCAAGCCCTGTAAATGGGTCAATAAGACAAGCGTCTGCATTTGAATTACCAAATATAGCTAAAAGTTCTTCAGGCTTATAAAGTTTTGAATTATCCACAAAGTCAAAGTACTGTTCTAAGTAAGTTGAATAACTATGTATATCTTTTTCTGTAAGCTCTTTAAATGGTTTGCCTGAATACATTTGTATCATATCACGCATTAATTGTCCGCTTTGATTTTCACCGCTCCAAATTATAAACTTTAAATTTTGTTTAATTGCAAGTGCTAAAAAGTACCAGGTTATCCAATAAGTTTTTCCTACATTGTCGTGGCCCAAAATAATATTTAGTTGTTTAGGTTTAAATCTTAAATTATCATCTAGGGGACAATCTAAGCCTAAGCCTTGTTTAATTTTACCATTACGGTAATCTAACAAGTAATTTATTGAGCTTCCTTTTTGCTGTATCATTTTGAATATTTTGCTGCGTGTGCCATAAGATGATTATATAAAATATCCTCACTTGAAGCTTCAGGTTGTTTAGGTTCATTTCTCTTTAACCAATTTTTAGTGGTCAAATATAAAGATGTATATTTTTTGTTCATTGCATTATTTTCAATTTGGTCTAATATATCATCAATATCATTTTTTGAATAAACTTCAACTAACTTTTCAAAATCAGTTTGTGATAAACTTAAATGGTCAAAGCTTCTATATATATGTATATCTTTTACTTTAACATTATCATTATCTTTAACAGCTATTTTTGCTATCGTTTGCTTTGGTTTGCTATCGTTTGCTATACCAATAATGCGATTGCTATCGTTTGCTATAGCTTGCCATCTTTTCTCAGCACCTATTTTACCCGCTACACTACGACTAGCTTTAGTTTCCTCAAATTTAACAAGGTCTCTTTTAAGTTGTAATTTAATAGGTGTAAATGCAATATTGATTAGAATATCATCACTTATAGGATTCTCATCATTAACATAAGCCATTATATGTTTGATTAATTTACCCGCAATTTCATCAGGAAGTTGTGAAAATAGTTCTTTTTGGTCGGCGTAAAGAATAAAGCCTTTTTTGTTTTCTGCCATAGTACTGCACTTAAAATGATAAAACCCCTTCAACTTTCGGGAGTGCAGCCCTAATCATCAAAGAGGTTTCTAATAAAGTTTTTAATTCCCCTGCACTGGGTTTACAAATATAATAATATATTTAATATAAACAACTTTTTATTTTTGCTTTCAAATCAGTTAATTCTCGCATTGAATTTACTTTAAGTATTTCCTGTCGTAGTGTAACACGAATGGGGAAGCGTTCCCTTAAGTCTAAAGTGCAATTTAAATACTGCTCATCTCGTACTCTATGCCAGTGCTTATGGCTTTCTATTGAGTGTATAATAGTAGCGTGTGACTTGTTGAATATTTCTCCAATCTCTCGAAGCATTAACTTTTCTTTGCGTAATAGGTGAGCAAGGTAGAACCGTCTATAAACTTTGTCTCTTTGTCTATTGGGTAGGTGTAAGCCTTCTTCAATTATCACTTGTTTTATTTCTTCTATTCTGCTCATTTTAAAAAGTATTTGTTGTGTTTATCTTTGTTTAATTTGTACCCTAGTTGCTCGTACATCTTTAGGTATCTGTAAATTGAGCGTTCACTTATTCCTAAGTATCGTGACATTGAGCTGACCGGTCTAGGTTTAATTTTTAAGAATTCAATCAGCTTGATTACTCTTAACATTCTGTGCTGGTTCATACGGTTATAATTTTAAATGTACCTGAATAATGGTTGCCGTCGTTTTTAAGTTGTCGCTGTTTCCAAACTGCTATGTTCCGACAAATAAAGTAATAAGTTTCAACTGCATTGCCGTCTATCTCGTATGTTAGTCTATATGATTTCATCTCCATTAGTTTGCTGTTGTAAAATGTCAAAGCCGTACACTAAAAAGAAACTATCAAAGTGTCTTAGTATCGTGTTTTTGTTGTAAGCAAATAGCTCTTTACATCTGTTTACAT